CACAGATTGCGCTGCTTGTTTTGCTAACTGCAGAGCGCTGAGCGTGGCGCCTAACATACCGGACAGTGTGGCGAACGTAGTAAACATGTTTACAAACTGCGTCAATATAACAGAAGTGAACATAGGAAGGGGCGCCATTAACATGGTCAATACCTTTGCGTACTGCAATAATCTACATACTGTGCGTATCTATTCAGCTGAAGTAAACGCGTTTAATAATATGATTTATTACAGAAACAATAGAAAGCAATTAAACATTTTTGTGAAAGCAGGCTCTAACACTAACAAAAAGTTATACAGCTCGGGCTCTTGTTATCTTAACCGGTACCAAAATTATTGGTCCTTGGATAACGCTAATAATTGCTACAAGTGTGTTAACTTCAACGTGTACGTTTATTACAACTTAGAAGATTAAGGAGGAACAAAAAGAAAATGAAAGAAGAGAAAAACAACAAGATTGATATTATCATACCGGCCTATAAGGCCCAAAGCACCATACTGCGCACGCTTTCCTCTATAGCGTGCCAGTCTATACTGCCTGACCTAACTGTGACAATAGTAAACGACTGTTGCCCAGGCGGCGACTACAAGCAATTTGTGGACATGTTTAGCCCGTATATGAATATACGAGAAATAAAAATGCCACAGAATGGCGGCCCGGGACTAGCGCGGCAGTTCGGTATTGATAACACAGCAAACGAGTATTTTACTTGCATTGACGCAGACGATACCTTTTCCGGAGCGCTTGCACTTGAAACAATGCGGGCCGGCATACAGTTGAGTCCGACAATTCAATGTTGTGTGGCAACTTTTTCGCAGTTAGGCGAAAATCTTACCATTATTCCACATCAGAATGATATGGTCTGGATGTTCGGAAAAATATACCGTAGAGAGTTTATAAATCGATATGGCATTAGGTTCAACGATACAAGAGCAAATGAAGACACCGGCTTCAATACTTTGATTCGCTTGCTTTGTAGCAATAACGAGTCTGAAATCGTGCATTGGATTAACGAGAACGTCTATTATTGGCACGAAAAAGCTGATTCGATAACACGGATTAACAACTGCCAATATTCCTTCGACCAGTCATTCTGTGGTTGGACAGATAATATGATCTATGCGATACAAGAGGCCAAGAAACGCCAACCGTTCAATGGATATATAGACCAGTGGACTCTCGAATGTATGATTCAATTGTACGGATATTTTGTCGAAACACAGGCGCGAAATCCCGTGTTCTCTGCGCAGAATTGGGAATACGTTAAAAAATTCTATCATGTATGCTATAAAAAAATCGAAGGAATGATAACAGACCAGGCTCTGGCGGATGCATACAGTTCTGTCATGCAAGGAAAGTTCATGAGCGGTTCAATGCAAGGGTTCATCCCACATATCGGAATAAAGGAGTTCTTTGACAAATTGAGACAAGAGCAATATAATGAAGACGAAATATATACGGTCTGGGAATCTCTTCCGAGACATCTGATAGAAAACAACGAAAAATGCGGAGTGTGTCCGAAAGGATACACCAAGAGAAAGGAAGGTAAATAATGATAACAACTACACAGGCCAACTCAATTCTTAATTCGATGTTTAACACAACCTTTTATATAGGGCTCTCGACTACCGTTCCGACAAGAAGCGGCTCTAACTTCACAGAGCCGGCAACTTCTTCGAGTGTTCCGAACTCGGCGAACGGATATTTCAGGGCACAAGTAGATTCGATGACAACAGCAAGTGACTCACAAACTCATAACTCAGAGATTATCTTTTTTAACGAAGCAGTGGGTAGCGGTTGGGGAACAATAGTAGCCTTCGGATGCTTCCGCTCACGGTCAGACACCACTCCTTTCTTTGTGGGGGAACTTTCTGCATCGGTGACGGTTCCAGCGGAATACATTCCAATATTTAGAGCAAAGCAACTGATCATCGGACTGGACAAACAGACTTTGAACACACCTACTTGACGGGTGAGAAGGGATATTGACAAATCATGGCCAAATATTTAGAATTAAAGGCGGAAGTGAAAGACCAGAGCATAGGAGTTCTGACGCAAGAAGGAGAGGAAAAACATGAAAGAATTTTTATCAAGGTTGACAAGTCGAAAATTTATCCTCGCGACATTGACAACAATAGCCGGAATTCTAACTTTGATTTTCGGAAAGAATGAGACAATTGAAATTGTAATGGGCGGACTTGCAACAGTATTACCGCCTCTTGTGTACTGTCTTGTAGAGGGTTCTGTCGATAAGGAACGTGCAAAGACTGTTATCAGTGGCATACAGGACACGGCGAAAGAACTCGGCGCTACTGAGGCAGTGGAGACAATTCTTTATGGCGTAGAGGATATGGCCGAGTCTATACTTGATGACGAAAGCGAGGCTTCTGGTGATGAATGAGCACGACTTTCGAGAAGAGCTCGAACGCTACGAAACCAGAATAATGAATCACGTCGCGGAGCTCTATGTCTCGAAGCAGACTTGTGGCGAAAAGTCGCTGATCACGGATAGTCACGTGCAGAAGCTTGAAATCGCAATGGCAAAGGTTAGCACTAAGATGTCTGTCATGATTGGAATTTTGGGAGCAATCGGCGTCGCGATTTTAGGCGTTGTTATAAAAAGTTTATTTGGAGGTTAATTTATGAACTGTGAAGAATGCAAAAAAAACAAAACAGAGAAAGAACCTGCAAGTGTTCCATACAGAGTGTACGAGACAGCTATTGCAACGGCGGAAAGAAACTTTAAGCGCCTATGGGCTATAATAATAATATTAATCCTACTGTTCGTAGGTTCAAACATTGCATGGCTTATCTATGAGTCACAATTCGAAACGGTCGAAAGCACGACGCAAGAAGTATGGCAAGAAACAGAAGATGGTGGAAATAATAACTTCGTGGGTGGTGATTATAATGGCTCTTCAAAGGGTTAAAATTGTAAAGATAAAGAAAAGAGTAAAGAAAAGCGCAAAAAAAACAAAGACCTGCCCGATGTGTGCAGGGAAAGGCAAGGTGTCCAGCTAATGATTTATTATGTTGCGCATAAGTTCGGCAACAAATCCGAAAACATAAACAAAGCGCTTCGCGCTACTCATGACCTAGCAATACACGACTTACAGAATACATATATATGCCCGTTGACGGCTCTTCTGCATTTTGGGGCGCAAGAAATACCAAAAAAAGACGAGATGGAACAGCGCCTTGATCTGCTTTGCTGTTGCGAAAAACTAATAGTGTGCTCGAATGTCACGGAAGATGTACAGCAAGAAATCGATATGGCAAAAAAACTCAATATGGAGGTAGTCTATCTTGGCTGATTTATCGCGCTCTGATTGGGAGACTTTAATCGATGAATGGATTGTCGGGAAGCACGCAGAAAGAGACCGTGCGATACTCAAACGACGACTTCTGGATGGAATCTGTTTCGAACCTTTAGCCGAGGAGTTCGATATGTCGACGCGCCAAATTCAAAACATTGTCTATCGTGGGATGCAGAGGCTCATTAGACACATACCGCTTGACAAATAAATCAATATCGTTATAATGAAGGTGTAATTCGTTTTGAATTTCGCTTCTTTCAGACAAAATTAACACCGAAAAGACCGCTGAGGAACAGGCATCTCCGAGGCGGTTTTTTCGTGGGTGAATATTTCGTAAAACTTGCGCTTTTTTTGCGTGTTGGCTTCATGGCTAACACGCTTTTTTTATTTTAAAATCTAGCCACAAAACAATAATTCTTTACCTTGTGGCAAATAGCTCTTTGCCCCCAGCATTTACGCCTTTAACAGCTACAAGATAAAGAATTATAAATCAAAAGCAAAATCGCCTAAAAAGGGCATTTAAGAGCGTTTAAAGAGGTGTGAGAAATGTGGCAAAGTTTCAATCCAAATCCAAAAAATAGCAGAGTGGGCGACTGCACTGTCAGAGCGTTGAGCAGAGCGCTCGATTCGGGATGGGATGAGACCTATGTCGGGCTTTGCGTAAAAGGACTCGAACTTTCAGATATGCCCAGTGCGAACCATGTCTGGGGCGCGTATTTGAGAGACAAAGATTTCGAGAGAAAGTATGTTCCGAACACCTGCCCGGATTGCTATACCGTGATGGATTTTTGTGAAGATCACCCACGCGGAAAGTTTGTCGTCGCTCTTAATAATCATGTTGTGGCCGTTGTCGATGGCGAATATTACGACACATGGGACAGCGGCAATGAAGTGGTCCTTTATTATTGGGAAAAAGAAGAAAGAGAGGAACAATAAATGGCTTATTCACCGTATTATCAACCGTATTACAATCCGATTTCTGCCGGAAATATTCCGGATTACAGAAGCGCTCAGATGCCGAATCCGCTAACATCTCCCGTTCAGAGCGATATTATCTGGGTCATGGGAGAAAGTGGTGCAAAGGCGTATCCTGTAGCGCCTAACAATACAGTCACGCTCTGGGACAGGGATTCTAACTTAATTTATCTCAAGAGTTGTGATGCATCGGGCATTCCGTCAATGAGAACTTTTGAATGGAAAGAAAAAACGGGTGCACCTTCTTCTGAAAGTGCAGGAGATGGAGGTTTCGTTAAAATAAGTGATTTCGAAGCGGCCAAGGCAAAAATTGCAGACCTCGAAAAAAAACTTGCGACCTTGATTGAAAGCGCAAAAGAAAAGGAAGTGACTCTGAATGGCTAATTCTCTATATAACGAACTTTCACAACAGACACAACCGAACGGAGTCGCTCAAATAGTACAAGAAGCAAGACGGCTCAGACAGACGTTCAAAGGCAATCCAAGAAGCGAGGTCGAAAGATTGTTGAGCACTGGTCAAATGAGCCAACAACAATTTAATCAGCTTTCGCAGATTGCGAGCCAAATTATACAAGCGATGAATTAATTCAAAAATTCGGTGCACAGTTTTTTTGAATGATATAAAACAACAAAAAAGAAAGGATGATAAATATGTCATTAACAACATCAGAAATGACTCCTGCCGATATCCGCGCTTGTACATGTGGCAATGACGGATACAACAACGGCAACGGAATGTTCGGCAACGACTGGGCATGGATTATTATACTTCTTCTGTTTGGTTGGGGCAGAAACGGTTTCGGCGGCAATGGTGGCTTTGGCGGAGGTGGCTTTGGTGGCACTTGCAACTTTGCTCCTTGCGCAACACAGGCAGACGTTCGCGCGGCAGTAGACCAGCAGACTTTAATCAGCAAGCTTGACCAACAGACATACGGCCTTGCGGATTCTACCTACGCGCTCAATAACGCAATCACAAACGGATTCCATGGAGTAGACAATGCGATCTGCACACTTGGATATCAGAATCAGGCCGGCATCAACAGCCTGTCTTCACAGCTTGCACAATGTTGCTGCGATACCCGCGCTGCAATAAAAGACGTGGGTACTCAGACCGTGTTTAACACAAACGCGATTCAACAGCAGATCTCGAACTGTTGCTGTGATTTAGAAAAAGCAAACATGCAGAGCAGATTTGACGCGCAGGCGTTCAACTGCAACACCTTGCAGGCTATCGACAAGCTCGGCGACAGAATTATCGATTACATGGCAAACGAGAAAGCGCAGACATTGCGCGATGAGAACCAGGCTCTCCGCCTTGCGGCTTCTCAAGCTAACCAGAACAATGTTCTTCGCGCGGCTATCGATGCCAGCACCGCTGAGATAATTCGCAGAACCGGCAACGACTGTCCTGTTCCGGCTTACGTCGTGCCAAACCCGAATTGTTGCTATGGTAACCCTCTGGGCGTTGGCTATAACGGATGCGGCTTCGGCGGAAACGGTTGCTCGAATGGCGGATTCTAATTAAATATTTTTCTTTCGCCTGCGGCGAATGTTCAACTTCTAATGGTTGATTTAATGATTCAAGGCAGTAGGCGAAAAAGGCTTATTGCCTTGTCTATTTTTTGAAAAGGATGTGATAATAAATGGCAGAATATACGAATGTAGCCCTTCAAGTTGTCGAAGAGGGACAGAATGTTATTTTTTCAGAGACGCCGGTAAGATGCACTCGCGGATATGTATTGCATCGCGAAGGCTCCGGAATCTTTACATTGAGAGGGATAACAAATCAATGTAGAGCACGATACAAAGTAAGTTTTGGCGCTAACATCGCGATTCCCACAGGTGGCACCGTTGGAGAAATCTCCGTTGCCGTGTCAATCGATGGCGAACCACTGGGAAGTGCAACCGCAATTGAGACTCCGGCTGCGGTCGAAGAGTTTTCGAACGTCTTCGTTGCGGTATATGTGGAGGTTCCTTGTGGATGCTGCCTGACGGTTGCTGTAGAGAACACCAGCGATCAAGCTATTAACGTGCAGAACGCGAACTTAATAATTGAGCGCGTCTGCTGATGGAAAGGAGAGATTTGTATGCATAAAATCAAAGAGCAATTAATGAACGAATTGAAAGAACTCGAGAAGAAAGGCAAACTTTCAGCCGGCGACCTCGATGTGGTGCATAAGCTGACAGATACTATCAAGAATATTGATAAGATTGAAATGTTAGAGGAGGGCGACTATAGCGAGGCAACTGATTTCATGGGTGAAGGCAGAATGTACGGAACAAGCTATGCCGGAGGTATGTCTTACGCAAGAGGCAGAGGTAGAAACGCAAAGCGCGACTCTAGGGGCAGGTACAGCAGAGACGGCGGATATTCTGAAGATGGATATTCTGAAGATGGAAATATGTCTTATGCGCGCGGTAACAGAGGAGGAAGAGGCGGAAACAGCTACAGAGGCGGAAACTACTCTTACGGAAGCGGAGAAGAAATGCTTGATATGCTCGAAGAAATGATGGAAAATGCCGACAACGAGAAACAAAGAAGCGCCATCCAGAAATGTATGCGCGAAATTGAAAAGATGTGATTCTCTATGGTAAGCGAGAAAGATTTGCTCGATGCTATCGAACAGTGCGAGCGTGACCCGATAACTTACCAGAGCATAGAGAAACTGGCGAATCTTTACACGGTTCATGACTACCTATTCGGACAGCGCGGATACTCTTATTCTTCAGAGCCGCAACAGGTCGAGGCAACTATTGGAGTATATGGCGACAGCGAATTTTTGCGAGCGATACGAGGTAAGAAATCCGCAGAAGTCTGGGCAGTTATGGATGAGTTAATGGAGGTTCTGCGTCTCACGAATCAGCGCCTCTATAATGGAGTTATCGGGAAACTCGACACTTGATAGCGATTAAATAAGCCGAAAAAAATCGGCTTATTTTTTTATTTTTTTAAAAAAAGTATTGACGATGTTATAACATTGTGTTATAATACAATTGTTCCAAGGGAACAGGAAATATTTTGAAAGAGGTAAAGAAAAATGATGAAGGTTTTGACAAAGAATGTATTAATTGAGGATGAAGAGTTTGTATTAATTACAGATGAACATGAAGGCAGAAAATTTTACGGAACAATACCATATAGTGAACTTGAAAATGGAAAAATAAAGAGAGAGTTAAACGGATTTGAACTTTGTATTGATTGGGTTAACACAACAAACGCTTTAGAGAACAGAAGAAAAGATATATTATTTAAAAGATTTAAAAACGAAGGAAAACACACAGAAGCTGAATTAATAGAGTATTTTTTAAGTTTATAAGAAAACACCAAGCCGAGCGGAGCGGCAAATCTCCGCAGAAAGGCTTATATGGAAGATTTAGAAATGCTGTATTTTAAAGAAGAGATGAGGGACATAAAGGACTTTTGTATTAGACATAAAAAAGTTATTAAGTACCAAAACCGGCCGTACTACCTGTACGACAAGACTATATACGACAAAGATATGAATATCGTTATAGAATATGCCGAAAACGGTTTTTTAGATTTATTTGAGTACTTTGAGGATTTTGAACAGAACATTTGAAAGGGGTTTTAACGAATGAAAAGACGAGTAATGACAATTGACGAGATCAGAGAAGAAAGCACTTATTTTGCAACGACAGAAGATTACAGCGCTGGTATTTGCGCATTGGTAGACGTTGAGAATATGGGATATTGCAGAGATGGCGTTACAAGATGGTATTTTTTCAACGACGAAAACGGCAATCCAGCAGTATATTATAAGTATTAATTTGAAAGGAGAATTGAAAATGAAAAAGCATATGGATTACATAGAATATAGCGTTACAACAACTGAGGATTTGCGCAATTTGTGCATAAAAAACAACTGGTTCACAGAAGGCACTAATTCACAGTACGAAAAGCTGTTTTATGCGAATAAAAGGGGCTGTTCGATTGACGAAATAGCAACAATAATTTGGCTTTGCACACCCGAAGAAACAATGTGCAGAAGAGATATTTTAGAAGCTTTAAAAGAAGCTCAGGACAAATATTATGGCTTAGGATTGAGTTTTTGATAAAGAAAAGGAGTTTTGAAGATGGCAGTATTTAAATTTAAGTTTGAGACAAAAGAAGTTTTTTCGGGAGTAAAAAGTTTTTTTGTCAGTTTGTGAAGAGTTGAAAGATACGACAGTTAATTTTACGACTTATGGGGACAAAGAAATAACAGTCTACCGGGAAAGAGATGCTGATATGATCAGAGAAGCACTTGAAGAATCAGAGATAGAGTATGACGAAGAGAAGCTTGAAACAAGCCATTGGAATTACGAAGATTGAAAGGAAGATAGGCATGATTAAATTGTTGAAGCTTTTAAGAATAATATCTGGTCTGTTTGGTGTCATTGCCTTGATAGGCATATTCGCCTCTGTCGCATACATAGAAAATCAGCCCGGCGCTGTAGCTTTGAGGGCCTATATTATAGCATTCGCTCTTGCACTCGCCGCCGTTCTATCACTCATATCTGCTAAACTTTGCAAAAATGAGATAGATTGGATTTCTAGAAAATAATGTATTTACATTGTTATATATATGTGTTATAATAACAAAGTGAAAGGAGATTGATATCATGGAAAAGAAAACGAATTATTTAGTAAACGACAAGATTTTCGGAACCAGGGAAGAAGCGGAGAAGTACGCAAAGATATTGAGCATGCTGACAAACAAAACCGTCGCTGTTGTTCCGACAAAAAGAAGCGTCACTCATTCATTTAGTCTGGAGGCGAAAAAATGAACAGATATTTTTGGTGCAATGAATGCGAGTCAGAGATAGGAGAGTTCGAAATTGCAACGCTTATAGAACCATATGGGCAAAGCTTTTCAGTGTGCCCTAACTGCAGAGGAGACCTTGAAGAGATGGAAAAATGCGACCTGTGCGGTGAGTATGAAAGACAAGAAAACCTAGAGTACGACGGAGGCCTGACAGTATGTAAGGAGTGCATTAGACAAAAATCAAACGATTACAAACTACTCGAAAAAATTAATGGAACAGAAGAGGCATGGATTCCGAGCGTCTACGCGTTTATTCTTACTCCGGATGAAGTTAATGAAGCCTTGCGAGAGTATGCGGAAAAGATAGGAAGAGCGGATGATTGTTATGAATTTGCTCGGGATAATCTAGAAAAATTTGTAATGCTTATCTATGAAAGAGAGGTGTGATAAATGGGAAAAGTTAAAGAAGAGTATATTGCGCTCAGAGTTAGCGCGTCAGAAAAGAGGCAATTTAAAAAGTTCGCGGCAGCACATGGCCTGAGCTTATCGACTATGATTCGATACCTGTTGTTGAACGAAATAAAAAAATCGAAAGGAGTGCAAGAATAATGATCTGTGTTGAAGGTTATAAAGCTTTTCGTGGGAGGATAAGAGTTGAGCCAAAATGTCACGTTAAGCCGTTTGAAGTCGAGGGAGAGTTCTTATATAACCCTCAGAACAGATGTTGGTACGGAAACGGGGCTTCGTTCGGAGAAGACATAGTCAGCATTCTGGATGACTTTGATTGTACAGAAACAGAAGGAGGAAGAGAAAATGAATGTTCCTGAATTTATCGGCGGCTTTGTTACCGCTTTAGCGATTGAAGCAGTCGCGCTCATTATCTGGGCTGTTTATAGGTATATAAAGAAATAATAGAAAGAAAGAGGTTGAAATTATGGCGAATTTTGAAAGCGGAGTAGCTTCTTATGTAGAGGCCACAACAACAATTAAGGTCTATTTCCCGATAGACTTCAAAGGTCGGAAAGAAATAGCATGCAAACACTGTCCATATCTTTCTAGCAACGAGAGAATGTGCCAGTTAAACAAGCAACCAGTCGCGTACCCTATGACCATGGTCGGGGATTGGTGCCCGCTGGAGGAGGTACAGACAAATGAGTGAAGAAAAATTAATGACAGAGGCGGACTTTTTCGCGAAACTATACGGCACGAACGTATCTGAACACATTGAAGAAAAAAATGGATTTTCGTACCTGTCTTGGGCCTATGCATGGGCGGAATTTAAAAAAGTATATCCAAACTGCTATTATAAGATTCAGAAAGACGAGAATGGAATTCCATACTTTGGAAACGAAGAGTCAGGTTATATGGTATATACTGAGGTCGCGGCCGGAGGAATTGTGCATGAGATGTGGCTTCCGGTATTGGATGGTGCGAACATAGCAATGAAACTTTCCGAGCAAACAATCACTACTCAAAAAGGAGAACGCAAGGTCGCCGGAATGACAATGTTCGACGTTAACAAAGCTCTAATGAGATGCCTCACAAAGAATCTTGCAATGTTCGGTCTGGGCCTTTATATTTATGCCGGAGAAGACTTGCCGGAGGATTTGAATGAATATAAGTGCACCGATTGCGGGTGTGAAGTAGATTCGGAAGGCGCAAAGAAGGCTATATCAGTATTCGGAACAGTGGTTTGCCGTCCTTGCGGCTCCAAGAGAATGATAGAGAAGAAAAAAGAGAAGGAGAGAGAACAGGCATGAATAATATAGTTCTGAAGGGGCGCTTGACCGCTGACCCTGAATTGAGATACACACAAGGAACGAATCTTGCAGTCTGCAACTTTACCGTGGCAGTCGACAGGAGATACGACAAAGAGACTACAGACTTTATTTCTTGTCAGGCATGGAGACAGACTGCTGAATTTATCTGTAAATATTTTGGAAAAGGAAAAGAAATCTTGCTAAGTGGGGAACTACACCTTGACAATTATACCACTAAGGAGGGCGAAAAGCGGACGTTTACTCGTGTATCGGTTGAGGCCGTTGAGTTCTGTGGGGACAAACATTCCACCGGGAACAGACCATCTTCTGGCAAGGAAGACACATCACCGCCGGATGATTATTTCACCATAAGCGATGAAAATATTCCGTTCTAAGAATGGACATAAGACATATAAAGGCACTGGAGAAGGCACACAAAGAAAGAATTTTGAAGGTCAACCCTAAGGTACCAGAGCGGAGCGGGATTTATTTCCTGCTCCGTAAAGAAGGAGACTTTAAGTTCGCATACATCGGCAAAGCAAAGAATCTCTTGCAGAGACTCGCGGAACATTTAAGAGGTTATCAGCATATAGATTTGTCAATAAAAAAGCACGGTCTATATAGTTCTGAAAACACAACGGGCTGGAACGTTCATTTCTTAGAGTACGAAGAAGACCAACTGGACGAGCAAGAGCAGAGATACATAAAGGCCTATGCGAACGCGGGATATCAACTTAGAAACCACGAAAGCGGAGGAAATAAAGGCAAGGTCGCATTGGAGAACAGAAAGTCGAACAAGACATATCAACAAGGACTTTCACAAGGCTACAAGAACGCCCAGAAGGATATAAAAAAGCTGTTCGATAAGCATCTTGTTTTTTCTGCGAAAAGCAATCCACCGAACAAACTGCAAGAAAAGGCGCTAAAAAAATTTCTCGAATTTTTATCCACCGAGGATTGACGCGCTTCTGGTTACGTGGTAGAATGTTGGAGTCAAGGTTCTTAGGTATTTCCATTTAAAAAAAGTGCCGGTCTGCCTCTTGCGTATGGGCGACTGGCATTTTTTTGTTCAAATTAGTTAAAAAGTATTGCAAAAGTATGCACAATGTTATATAATTAACAATGTTAATTAAGAAAGGAGCGAAAAAATGAATATTGCAGATGAAATAAAAAGGCGAGTTACGACAAGACAGGTTTGCGAAACGTACGGGATTCCGGTAAACTCTTCTGGCTTTGCGTGTTGCGTTGCGCACGCAGAAAAGACACCGTCAATGAAGGTATATGACGGTGACCGCGGGTTCCATTGCTTTGGTTGTGGTGTAGGCGGAGACGTTATCGACTTTACAAGGATATTGTTTAATATTTCTTTCTTGGAGGCAATTCAAAAGCTAAACGACGACTTTTCTTTGGGTATATGCCCGACAAAGGAGCTTTCTGACAGAGAAAAAATTGCAATCGCGTGCGAGAATTTTGAAAGAAAAAAAGAACTCGAAAAAAGAAATAAGGAAGTGGCTAGATTAGAGGCCGAGTATTGGAAGGCGTTCGAAGAATGGAAACAATACGACGAGGATTTGCGCCAATATGAGCCAAAGAGCCCAGAAGATGAAATCAACGAAAAATGGGTTGTTGCTATAAAAAACATTAACAGCGCATCTGATAGAGTAATTGAAGCGCGGGCAAGGTGGGAAAGTTATGCAAAGCGAAATTATTGATGTCACCCTATTTACAGCAGACGATTTTATAAACACATCAAAGCCGTATGACTATTTATATCAATTTAAAGATGATAAATTCATGTTGGGCCAAATGCGCGAAAGAATGAAAGCCCACGCGGCGGCGGTTGGCGTTCGCGGGTTTGTCGGGCTGTGGAATGCATATCTTGAAGCGGTTAATCAGCAGAGAGGGGTAAGGCTGGATAATGCCACGGCATTCGAGGACCAAGAATTGGAATTGTTCAGTGGCCAATACATTTGTGACGAATATGGCGTGGTTTGTAACGACCGCCACGGATACGAGGTAAACGTGTGTCGCCACCCAATCTTGCCGGTGCAAAGACTTATAAACATCGACACGGGCGAAGAGCGATTAAAGATTGCATTTAAAAAAGGACGCGTCTGGAGGAGCATTGTAGCCGAGAAATCAGTAATTGCTTCTGGCAATTCGATTATTCAGTTATCGGCATCTGGCGTGATGGTTAATGCGGAGAACGCAAAGGCGCTCTCTACTTATTTATTGGAGATAGAAAATCTTAACTACAACATGATACCGGAACAACGCTCAGTGGGCCGGCTTGGATGGGTAGGCGAAGGCTTTTCACCATATGTAGATAATCTTGCCTTTGATGGTGAGAACAACTTTAAGCATATCTTTCAAGCGGTTAAGACATGTGGAAGCCGTGAAGTGTGGGTGGAAGCAATGCGCAAAGTGAGAGAAGAGGAAAGTCCCGGAAGGCTATTCCTTGCGGCATCCTTTGCGAGCGTATTACTCGAACCCTGCGGACTGCTTCCTTTTTTCTTTCACGCATGGGGAGGAACAGAAGTTGGAAAGACAGTCGGGTTAATGATTGCGGCATCTGTGTGGGCGTGCCCGAAGATGGGCGAATATATTACAACTTTTAACAGCACTCTTGTAGGCCAAGAAATGATGGCTTCTTTCTTAAATAGTCTCCCGATGTGTGTCGATGAATTGCAGATTCAATCAAGTGGTGGAATAAGAGACTTTGACCGGATAATTTATCAGTTGACAGAAGGAGTTGGAAAGACGCGTGGAGCAAAGTCCGGCGGATTGCTGAAGACAACTACTTGGAAAAATTGCATTATTACAAATGGTGAACATCCGATAAGCAATGCAAACAGCGGCGGAGGAGCTGTTAACCGAATTATCGAATTCGAATGCGAAGAAAAAATATACAGCGACCTTGTAGGATTATGTGCGCTCATTAATAGCAACTACGGACACGCCGGAAGAGAGTTTGTCGAATATCTTCAGGACGAGAAAAACATTGAAGAAGCAAACGCGCTTCAGAAGGAGTTTTACCGGGAACTTTTAAAATCTGACAGCACAGATAAACAGGCGGCGTCCGCCAGTGCGATTCTCGCGGCAGATGCTATTGCCACGAAGTTAATCTTCAAAGACGACAAAGCATTAAAAATTGAGGATGTTGCCAAGATAATGACCAAGAAGAAAGATGTAGACAGCAACGAACGCGCATACGAGTTTATTCTTGAGATGGTCGAAAGAAATATAAATCACTTTAAGAGCGATTCATGGGGAGAATATCGGAGTGAAGTCTGGGGCAGGATAGAAGCCGAACATATCTGCATTATAAAGTCGGTGTTTAACAGAGAACTTGCGAACGAGGGATACAATGCCACGGCATTCCTGTCTTGGGCAAAAAGGCAGGGGCTCTTGATATGTGAAGCCGGAAAGCACGTCAAAAAGGTAAGAATAGTCGGAACTCCGACGAACTGCGTGTGCATTAGGCGAGAAAAAATAGAACTTCCGGAAATAGACGAGAGCGACCTTCCGCAGTGGTAAATGATCAAGGTGTACTAAGTGTACTAACTGTACTAAACAAATATATAAGTCTTTATATGAAGAAACATATATAGATAACGTCAAAAAAACACATATATATTTCTACGTATATATCAAAAAATCAATTTAGTACAGTTAGTACACTTAGTACAGACAAGAAAAAAGCTAGTAAATACAAGGGTTTTTAAGTACTAACATAATACCTCTATGATTAGTACAGTTTAGTACAAGGAGGCAAGAAATGGACAGAACGACATTTTTAAAACTCTGCCAGATAGCGGCAGTTAATCAAGGGGACTTACACAGCTTTGAGGCGGTAAAGTTCAATGAAATAGTATACAAGCCGGTTGGCTACCAGTTAGAATTTGACCGACAGGGAAACCCGGTGCACACGGCCATTCTAAAGGACCTCAAGGCAGACAGTCTTTTATATTGCAGGCTTGAAGACGTAAAAATATTTAAAAAAAATTTAGTTTAAAAAGTGTTGACAATGTTATAACAATAGTGTATAATAAGCGTGTAATTAAGAAATAGTTACACAGTTTGAAAGGGGTTTTAAAGATGAAAAAATTTATCGGCAAAAAAGTAATAGTAAGGGGAGATCGTTCAGGGGTTTTTTTTGGGACGTTAAGCAGTAAGGATGGCCAAGAAGTAGAACTAAAAGATTGTCGCAGACTTTGGTATTGGTCAGGAGCGGCAAGCATATCACAACTTGCAAATGAAGGGGTTAAAAAGCCTAATGATTGCAAATTTACAGTAACGGTTGAAAGCATCTGTATTCTTGATGCGATTGAAATAATCCCTTGCACTGACATGGCAATATCAAGAATCGAGGGCGTGAAAGAATGGAAGATATAAAAGTGTGGATTTCTAATGACGATAGCTATAGCTCTGGCTCTGGCTATGAAGATGGCAATGGCTCTGGCGATGGCGATGGCGATGGCGATGGCTATGGCTATGGCGATGGCAATGGCTCTGGCTATGGCTCTGGCTATGGCAATGGCGATGGCTCTGGCAATGACTATGGCGATGGCTATGGCATAAAAAGCTTCAACGGGAAAGAAGTATATCGAATAGACGAAATTCCAACAATTGTGACAAGGATTAAGGGAAATTTAGCAAAAGGCTTTATTTTGAATGGCGATTTATCTCTTGACCCGTGCTACATCGTCAAAGGCAACGGATTCTTCGCACACGGAAAGACGTTAGAAGAAGCGAGAACCTCCCTACAAGATAAGATTTTTTCAAACATGGACACAGAAGAAGCAATAGATATGTTTCTTAACACGTTTGAAAAAGGCAAGGCTTACAAAGGTACACAGTTTTTTGAGTGGCATCATTATTTGACAGGATCGTGTTTGATGGGACGTAAATCTTTTGTGAAAAACAAAAATCTTGATTTGAACGAGCTTTACACGGTTGAAGATTTTATAGAAATTTGTGAAAACGCATACGGTGGCGAAATTATTAAAGAATTAAAGGAGAGGTGGAAAGATGAAAGCAAAATTAATGATTGACGGAAAAGAGTTTGAGGTTGAAATGGATGACAATGAAGCAAAGGCTATGTTGTCTTTGAAAACGTTGTGTGAGAAGAAAAAAACAGGATATGAGAGAGTAGAAAAAGGTGAAATTTACTATATAGAAGGAGATAATGGTGCAATCTATTGTCGTGAAGGACGTTATGCCGACAAGCACTATGAAGATGCGAACTACTATTCAGATAGAACTGTTGCCGGAAACAACGCAAGGGCTGACAAGCTGTACAAACAGTTGAGACGGTTTGCGGTGGAGCATAGGAAGAAAGAAATTGATTGGGACAATGAAAATATGTATAAGTTCTTTTTTTACTACATCCACAAAGAAGATAAATTTGAAGTCTTAACGTCATATTTATGTCAAGATTACGGAAATATATATTTTGACACAGAAGAAACCGCCCAGCTTGCCATTGACACGTTCAAAGATGAATTAATCTGGTATTTCACCGAGTACAAGGACAGTCTGTGAGGTGCGAATTATGTTTGGTGATAAATTAAATAATAAGTTATTAGAGTTAATGTTAGAAATAGACAGGCAATTGAATATTTTTAATCATAACTATGAGAAAAAAGAGAATTTTTATACACAAGTTGAAATTCTTACTCATTATTTATTAAAGGCTCTATCCGAGGTTAGAGCGCAGGTGTCCATACCTATGGAGCTCGTAAAGATTAGAGATGAAGATACGATAGATAATTTTAAAAAGATGGCGGCTCAAAGTATAGGCTTAGAATTACTGAAAAATGGTTCAATAGAATTTAACTGTGAAATAAATGGAGATATGATAACTATCAAAGGTAAAACATACACATTATAAGGAGGCACAGTATGAGGGAAATACTTTTTAGAGGAAAGAGAGTAGACAACGACGAGTGGGTTGAGGGTATGCCCTGTTCTGATTTAAAGGATGGTGTGGATGCGATTCAAGCTAATTTCAGCGGTTATATCTTTGATATTATTCCCGAAACACTCGGGCAGTACACAGGCTTGAAAGACAAGAACGGCACGAAGATTTTTGAGGGGGATATTGTTGCAGGAGCGGTTTATTGGTTAGAGAAACAGAAAAATGGAATTGTTGCTTTTCGAGATGGTTCTTTTGGCTTGATTTGGCATCGTGGAGATGTTGAACAATTTAATCCTTTTACGAGCATGTGCAACATTGAATATGAGGTTATCGGCAACATTCACGACAATGAGGAACTTTTGAAAGGCGGTGAATCAGATGCGTGAGAGATTGATTGAGTTGATACAAAAATCTGTAAATGGATGTGCGAGAAACTGGGCTGAAACGATAGCTGACTACCTTCTTGAAAATGGCGTGATTGTTACTCCCTGTGTTGCTATGGTTGAACAATTCATAAAAGATGGCAAATTTGATGAAAAGCTTACTGCACACAATGGAAGATACGCTGTTGTCTACATTGACAAATCAAAGTGGAATTGTCCGTTGATAGACATTACAGAACAAAGATACAAAGCAGAGAAAGCAGAAGAAAGAATACAAGCTTTGAAAACAAGCGTTGAAAGGCGGTGTACAGGAATGAAATTTACAGAATTAAAAGAATGCCCTTTTTGCGGAAATGATGAATTTTACACAACCGCATATGTTTACGGTTCGATTGTGTGTGCGGAAAGATTTGACGGAAAAGAAACAGACAACGCAGAACTATATGATGGCTTAAACACTAAAAATTATAACGGTAGGGCATATTGTAGAATGTGCAACAAGTATTTGGGTAACAAAGAAACGGGATCGGTATCTAAACAGGTGGAGCAAGCGTTGAAAGGCGGTGCGAGAGAATGAAGGCTTGGTTAGTCTGTGAAAGAGACGAGTTTGGAGCAGCGGTTGTTTTTGCAGAGACAAGAGGAAAAGCAAAAGTGCTGGCGAGAAGTACAGGAGCATGTGAGGATGCAAGTTTTTTAGACATTGAAGCACACAGGATTCCACACATGGATAAATACTATACTGAAGGAAAAAAAGAAATGGATTGGTTTACGCTTAAAGATAGGATAGCGCTTATAACCGAGTGCGGATTTTATTGTGAAGATGCAACAAAGGAAAAATGCGAAGATTGCCTTGCAAAAGATTATTGTGATTACTACAAAGAATACATTGAGGAAGAAGGTGCGAGTGATGGCGAGATATATTGATGCGGATGCAGCAATTGAATATTTGGAAATACACAAAGAATTATGTAAAAAAAATCATTCTATTCTTTGTGCTGACCAAGACTCAATTATTAAGTTTTTGCAAGAAAAATGTCCGACAGCCGATGTTGTGGAAGCAAGAGCAATTGAGCAAATCAAGTGGGAGCGTGATATGGCGATTAAACAGCTTGAATCTTACGGCGTTGGATTTTTGGAAGAAGCTGATGTGGTAAAAATCGTTAGATGTAAGGACTGCAAGTATTGGGTGTCTCCGATGAAAGACGATGCACACTATTGCAACAAAAAATCTGGTTTAGTTGGCATTGTTGCAGAAGAAGACTTTTGCAGTTACGGAGAAAGAAGGTATGAGAGATGATTGAATACTTGAATCGTGAAACTGTAATGAAAGAATTAGACAGAAACAGTATCACAAAGAAAATAACATTCTCGGACGGCGTAAGCATATATGACTCCATACAGAAACTACCGGCGGCGGATGTTGTGGAGGTCAAGCACGGACACTGGGAACTTAGACCAAGTGGGCATTATTCCCACGTTGGAAGTTTTTGCTCGGTTTGTGGGAAGAAAAGCGGAATTGGTGGAATACGAGAAAATCAGTTAAAACCATATTGCCCTAACTGTGGAGCAAAGATGGACGGAGAAAGGAGCAGTAATGAGTGAAGATATAATAACGGACGGACTCAAACACGATGGCGGCAAGCCAAGACTTGACCTTGTACCGCCTGAGATTATAGAAGCCGTTGGAGCTGTAATGACTCACGGCGTTGAAAAATACGGAGAAGGTTCTTATAGAAACGTAGAGCCGAAAAGATACAGAGCGGCATTAATGAGACATATCTGCAAATGGTTAAAAAATCCATACGGGATAGACTCAGACAGTGGATTTCCGCATCTATGGCATATAGCGTGCAATGTTGCGTTTCTGTTGGAGCTAGACGCAGAAGAAAGGAGCGATGAAACATGAGCTGTCGCGGTTGCTAAAAAAACGCGAGAGCGGTATAATAAAAAAAAGGAGAGTGAAAAAATGCACGATTTACAACTAAAGATTGAATACTTACCGGCAACAAAACTTAAGCCTTACGAAAAAAACACGCGCAGACATGAGAAAATTGATGTCGACAACATCGCAAAGTCGATTAAAAAGTATGGCATGAATGACCCGATTGGAATTTGGGGCGAGGATAATCTGATAGTCGAAGGACACGGAAGGTTGCTTGCGTGCAGACAATTAGGCATAGAGCAGGTTCCGGTTGTAAGGCTTGACCATATGAGCGAGAAAGAAAGAAGAGAATATGCGATTGCACATAACGCGACGGCGGAGTTGTCACAATGGGATTTGGAGATTATGCCTGATGAATTATCTCAACTGGATTTAAGTGATTTCGATTTCGACCTGTTGCCAGAGGAAAAAGAAGACATAAATATAGACGAGTTCTTCGAAAGCGCACCGAGAACAGAGGCGAAAAAAGAAGAACCAGAGAGAATACAATGCCCGCATTGCGGAGAGTGGTTCGAAAAATGAAGGTGTTTCTCGCCGCGACAAGCGACAAAAGGTTTATCCCTAACATAGAAGAAAGCAGATATATTTTAGAGAGTTTCTACTATTTCCAAGACTGGCAAATTCCGCTTATAAAAAAAGCAAGATGTTTCTGCTTGATTCAGGAGCATTCACCTTTATGCAAGGAAGAAAGAGTCTGGATTTCGACGGATATCTGGAGAGGTATATCGACTTTATAAACAAATACGACGTAGATAAT